TCAAGCAGGTTCTCAGCCGCAAGCTCGTTCAGCTGAAGACCAGCGATTTTAGGGAGGATGTCTACGTCTCTAGCTGCGTATTCAATTTGATCTAAAGACAATTCCTCTGCACTCCAATCTGAAACTTGCTGTTCCTTGGAGATTTCAATTTCTAATCTTCTTGCGACAACAGCTTTGAGAGAACAGCTGACGTCACCGAAAAAAACCTTTTCAGTTTTGGGGCTAACTTTTTTTTCTTTATAACCTGAGCGAAGGCACCGCTCGGCAATGAAAGTATCAAATATTTTTTTCTTGAAATCAATGCCGAGCTTCAGGAAAAACTGTAAGTCGAAGTTGGCGTTGTGAAATAAAAGCATTTGGCGTGACTCTATGAGTGCTTTCAGACCATCAATGTCTTTGCACTTAAAGAAATCAATCACATAAATAGTTCTGTCTTCGACGTCCTCTTGAGTCGTGCAGAGCTGCAAAAGTCTCGGCTCGTGCACTCGAGCATCAAGCCCCGTGGTTTCGAAGTCAGCGCAAAGTTTTGGGAGTGTCCACAGTTCCGCTAGAGCAGACTCAAAGTCTCGGCGGTTGGTGATGTAGTTGACGTTCATTGCATTAAAAAAGGACCGCTTGATTCGCGGTCCCTTGAGCTTAGCCCGATTTTTTTTCAGGCTTTACGAGTGTTCCAGAACTTCAAAATAAATTCGTCAAGGTCGCCCCAGGTGTCTGCGAGGACGCTGCCTGCTTCAGTGAGCTCGAGACGATAAACCTTGCGTTGAAGATGATTCTCTGTGCCAGTTAGCTTTTTGTCAGCTGAACCATACTCGACGCTCTCTTCTACTTTGACGAAACCTGTCTGCTTCAGGAAGGCTGTCCCATCACGAAGAGCTCCGTATACAGGGGAGCTGTGGTAAGTGAGGAGACCCTTTTGAGGCTTGGCAACAAAAGGCTTGAACTCGCCCTGAACACGCTTGAAACCGGAGAAGATTTCAGACTGGACGTCAACGTCCTGGTTCCACAAAGCGTTTACCTGTTGTACAGCAATCTCCCTGATGGTCAAGCATTTACCACCAACGAGACTGTCGACGATCATGGCAGCGCCGACATTTTTCAAACTCCTGTAGTTGCAGAGCTGGTCAAGAGCCTCATCAAGAGAAATCTTTTTGACAGCAAGCTTGCTGATGGTGTGACGATTCCGAACTTGTTTCTT